CCTACAAATTACACAGCAAACCTTGTTACTGGCGTTTTAACGTCTGTCAATATTGCGGATGGAACGGCAATTCCGATCACGTTGACGCTTGCGGCCAAAAACTTTCTGCTGTCAGATGGCTGGACGATTAGCACGATTGATGCAGCGTACGCTCGTTTGTCCTTTGAGTTGACGAGGGTTTATATATGACGACAACGCCTCCTAACGCTGAAACATTTAAGACTCAGCTGCCGCAGATCATCGATCTGTTTACGCTCGACATCACTGCAATTGTTGCGTCTGACTTCTCCGGTCAAACGGTTTATCGGTTTGCGAATTGGTCGCAGGTTAACGGTGCTGACGTTGTGTATGACTCAAACACTTACACGGCTTTGCCGCTTGAAGCGACTGGCTTTGAGCTGAATACTTCAGGTCAGTTGGCACGTCCCAGTCTGACGTTTGCAAACGTTGGTCTTGGTATTACTGCTTTGACCAATACCTATGACGATCTTGTTGGCGCAACGGTTAAGCGCATCCGTACGTTGACTACATACCTTGATGGCGAGCCTGGAGCGGATCCAGATGCTTACTGGGGGCCTGATGAGTGGCTCGTTGAGCAGAAAAGCAGCGAAAACAAGCTTGCAATTTCTTTTCAGCTAACAATCCCATTTGACTTGGAGGGGCGTTCATTGCCTGGCCGTCGGTTATTGCGGGAGCAATGCCAATGGATTTATCGCAGTGACATCGGTTGCCACTATGACGGTAGCGCTTATTTTGATGTAAATGATCAGTCGGTTTCAAGCTTGGGCGATGATGTTTGCGGCAAGCGTTTAACCAGTTGCCAAAAGAGATTTGGTAGCACTTCACGGCTGCCGTTTGGCGGGTTTCCTGGTCTAACCGATTCAGTGGGTTGATCATGCTGTCTAACTTCTCCGACCCAATCACATCAGAGCAGAAGGCACAGATTCGTGCTTTTGCCGAAGCCGCTCACCCTGTCGAAGCTTGCGGCTTTGTGCTTGCGGATGGAACGGTGGTTGAATGCACCAACACATCAACTGAGCATGACACCTTTGTGATCAGTGCCAGTGAAAGCGCGTTGTATCTCGATGATGCGGTGGCGTCTTGGCACAGCCACGCAGATTATGCCGATTTGAGCTTTGCTGATGTCAATGCATCAAAGGCTTTGAATCTGCCTTATGTCGTTTTCAACTGTGCCAGTACAGAGTTCTACTACTTTGACCCGCGTCAGGAAGCTGGCTTAGTGGGGCGTCCGTGGATGTACGGCGGTTATGACTGTTATTCCGCTGTGCGGGACTGGTATAAGCAGCAGATGAACCTTGATATGGGCGACTATGAACGCCTGTATGAAGGCGAATGGAAGCAACGCGGTTTTACGCACTTTGAGGATAATTTTGCTGCTGAAGGTTTTGTGCGGATCCCTCAGTCAGTGGATTTGGTGCGGGGTGATGCGCTGCTGTTCCGCATCAAAAACAAATTCACTTGCAACCATGTTGCAGTGATTGAAGACCCTGCAGCCAACAAGATCTATCAGCACCTGATCAATCGGAAGTCTGAGGTGATGTCCTACAGCGGGTACTTCCGCGATAATACGTTCATGGTTCTGCGATACGGGGGCTGATGGTCACGATTCGGTTGTTAGGCGAAGCTGGCCGTCGTTTCGGTAGACGCTTTCAGCTTGCAGTACGAACCCCTGCAGAGGCATTGCGTGCTTTGTGCGTCCAGATTCCTGGCCTTCGTCATTATCTGATCGAGTCAGGCGATAAGGGAGTTGCTTGGCGAGTGGTTACTGAACACCCTGATGGGTTGGACGAAGACCAACTGTTTTGGCCGATGAGCAAGCGATTGGTGCTTGCACCTTTACCGGCTGGTCGAGGTGGTGGCGTTGGCAAGATCGTTGCTGGCGTGGCGTTGGTTGCGGCTGCGATTGTTTTAGGACCATTAGGAGGAGGATTTTTAGGACTTGGCGCTGGTGTTGGTGGTGGCGGTGTTGCAGGTGTTGGCTTTTTGACAGCAGGTGCATCAACTGCTCTTGGTGCTCTTGGTGCATCACTGATTTTTAGTGGTGTTGCGGATCTACTTACCCCGACACCCAAGATGCCAACTGTTAAAGGCGGGCTGGGACGTTCAAGCGCAACGACAGGTCGCAATGAAGTTGAGCAGTTGAACTCGTTTACATTCGACAAGTCAAACGCCAATACAGTGCAGGGAGACGTTGTGCCGGTGCTGTACGGGGAACGAATTATTGGCTCGTTGCCTGTCCTGTCCTTTGGCCTTGAACTGCAAAACTTCCTGTGATGGACGACCTTAATCAAGCTCTAGACATTGAAGTCAGCGGTGCCGGTGGTGGCGGTGGCGGTAAGCCTCCTAAAACCGTTGTCAAGCAAACGGTTGTAGTTCAGCCGGAGAGTCGGCAGCCGGTTGAGGCAGCAAACAACCTGTTTTCGGTTGCGTTTGCCAAGACTGTTTATGCCTTGTCCGAAGGTGAGGTTGAAGGCTTTCCAAACAGCATTGAGAAGGACGTTTACCTAGACGGCGTTCCAATCCAAAACCCTGATGGGACGAATAACTTTGAAGGCTTTACGCTTGAGTCTCGTGATGGTGATGACGAAACACAGACGCCCATCTCAGGGTTTAGTCAAACTGAAAACACTGTTGGCGTAAATGTTTCGATCACGCAGGCAGTAGGCCCTATTACCAGAGCGATTACTGATACTGATACTGAAAAAGCTAGGGTTATTATCTCGCACCCTGCATTGCAGGCTCAAAACCAAGAAACCGGTGACATCAACGGAACTTCTGTTGAGTACAAAATTGAAGTTAACTCCAACGGTGGTGCGTACACCACTGTAGCCCAGCCAACGGTTTCAGGTAAGTCAAATAGTGAGTTTCAGCGGGCGTATGAGTTTGACCTGCCGGGAACTGGGCCGTGGAACATTCGCGTCTCTCGTTTGACTTCTGACAGCAGCTCAGCGTTTATTCAAAACTCAATCAGCTGGCAAAGCTACGTCGAGATTGTTGACGAGAAATTTGCTTACCCAAACACTGCGCTTGTTGCGCTGAAAGTTGACGCAAGGCAGTTCAACACAATTCCAGCTTTGTCGGCCAAGCTGCGCGGCAAAAAAGTTCAGGTCCCCAGCAACTACAACGCCGAAACTCGTGTCTATACGGGCATTTGGGATGGAACGTTCCAGATGGCATGGACAGATAACCCAGCTTGGATTTTCCGTGACATCGTTTTAAACGAAAGGTTTGGCGTTAAGCGTTACGTCAACTCGATTGCCGTTGATCCTTGGTATCTCTACACGGTTTCGCAGTATTGCGATGAGCTGGTGCCTGATGGCTCTGGTGGAACGGAACCGCGATTTACTTGCAATGTTTATCTGCAAAATCCTGGCGGTGTTTATGAGGTTTTGAATTCTCTTGCGTCTTGCTTCCGTGGCCTGATTTATTACAGCGAGGGTGAGCTGTATTTGACGCAAGATCGTGCGCAAGATCCGGTTCAGCAATTTAGCGAGGCAAACGTCATTCAAGACGTAGCAGAAAACGGTGAAGTTGTTTCGCCTTGTTTTAGTTATACCGGCTCAGCTCGTGCAGCACGCAAGACCGTTTGCCTTGCCAATTGGGACGATCCAAATCAGGTTTATTCAAGCGTTACTGAGTATCAGCAGGATGATGAGCTGTTGGAAAAACTGGGTTACAACCCTGTTGATCTTCGTCTTTTAGGCGTCACCTCTCGCGGCCAAGCTTTGCGTGCAGCGAAGCACACGTTGTTCAGTGATCGGTATGAAACCGAGAAAGTCAGCTTCCGTATTGGTGCGGAGGGTCTTGCCGCTGGTGTCGGTGAAGTCATTCAGATTGCTGATCCACTGAAGCAAGGCCAACGCCTTGGTGGTCGCATTACAGCGATTGATGGCAACACCGTCACGATTGATGCGGTGCTGACGTTGACACCTGGAACGGATTACACGTTGACGCTTGTTGTCCCTGACGGTGAAACAATCACTAACGATGACGGCACTACAACGACCAAGCCATTGCTGCAGGTCTTGAATGTTGTTAGCTCAACAGAGATCAACCAAGAAACTGTTGATTACAACATTAGAAAACAGTCATCAACTGACAATCTGTCAACACAGGGTGGGCAGAAGTTTGTTGCACGCGTTGCCTCCAGTGCTGGTGCAAATACAAAGTTTCAACTTGACACCACGGTCACATCACAAGTTGGTGCGCTGTGGGTGCTTGAGTGGAGCGCAATGCAGGCTGCTACTTATCGCATCGTTTCAATCGCGGAAGTTGAGCCGTTGATTTATCAAGTTGAAGCGATCCAGTACAACGCTAGCAAGTATGGCTATGTCGATAATGATCTGCCAGTTGCAATTCCGAAGGATCGTTTCACTGTGCGGACTGTGGGTCAGCCCACTGATTTTGATGCTGACCTTGAGTATTCAAACGGTCAAACATCAATTAAAGCGTCGTGGCGTGCGCCCCAGCACAACAACGCGGTTGACCTTCTGATTCGTGGTTATCGCTATCAATGGCGAAAAGTGGGTGACACTGAATGGTCAGATGTCCAGCAAGTCCAAGCAACAACGATTGAGATCCCGCTTGCTGTCCATGTTTTCGGCAACAGCTATCAAGTCCGCGTTGCTGCACTGAACCGCCTTGGCAGCCAATCTGACTGGGTTGTTTATGACGTTGATGAATTCCCGGCAATCCCGGATATATCTGACACAAGTTTTGGTGCAACGGTCACGCACGCAAACCAGCCTGACGGAACACAGCTGGTTATTGTTGATCCTGGAACGTGCCCAATTCCTGAGCGTATTAACGGTTATCGCTGCTGGTGTAAGCCTCGTACTCTTACCACGGGTGAAGTGCCTGGAGTTAAGCCGCCCAATGACGAAGGCTGGTATTTCTTGGCGGACATCCCGCTAACGGGTTATTACACCGTGGCGTTCCATGCACCAGACACTTACGACGTTCGAGTCAACTTTACGAGTGCAATTTTTGGTGAGACGCCTACTGACTACATTTTTGATGTGGTGGAGCGGGGTGAGATCACACCGCCTACGCCAACCAACTTCAGTGTTGTTGAGAATCAGAATAGTAGCGGCAAGCGTTTTAGTTGGCAGCTTCCGACTTCGCAGTATGGCAGCTGGGATCAAAACGTTGTTGCGGACATTGTTGGTTATCAGGTTCGATACAAGAAAGGGACGCTGGCGCTCAATAACATCAGCTTTGACATTGCAACTGATACCGTCTCGGTGAACACGGCAACTGTTGTTGGCACCCAAACCAACCAGCACTTGCTGAATGTTGGCGATCAAGTTCTGTTTGCAGCTTCTAGCGGCAGTCTTCCCACCGGGATTACGTCTGGCACGACTTACTTTGTTGCCAGCGATGGCTTTTCAAGCGTTGGGTTCAAGGTCAGCGCAACGAGTGGTGGGTCACCGATTAATCTGACGGGTACTGCAACTGGAACGTATAACGTTTCGGGTCCTGCCGATTTAAAAACACGTCTTGACGCTCAGGCGACATGGGGTGCGGGAATTGAACTTGCTTCTGGCGGTCTGCCTGCACAGCAGCAATGGTTTGAGACTCCTTTGTTTGACACCGATAGTTATGTGGTCATGGTTAAAGCGGTGGACGCAACGCAATGGCGTTCAGACATTCCAGCGCGTGTGCTTGTCAATATCGGCGCTCCACCGATTAGCAATGCGGTGCAAACAATCAACGCTAAGACACAAGGCGGCGGCACTTGGATTGGAACGTATGACAACTGCTCAGTTGTTAGCGGCAATCTAGTCCAAACTGACCCTACGCTTGATAGTTATTTTACTTGGAGTTTTGACAACAATAACCTTGAAAGTGCTTTGCTGTTTAATACAACTTCAACGGCAACTTATTCGCATTCACTTGTCGCATTAACGGGCGAAGCTACCGAGATTACGCAAGAGGATGACTTTAACTTGTTGCAGGAAAATGACGACAAGATTTTAGGTGAACAGCGTTTCTATACAGAGACTGAGCTTGCTGAGGGCGGCATCGTTCACCCGTATGCACCTTTTGAGAAGCTACTCGGTGATGTGTATCGCGTTGAAACACGCTTTAAGAGTCCTGATGGTGGTGTGACCGCTGGAAATATCAGCGCATTGACTGCTGAGTTGGATTATCCGGATGTGGTCGAAAAGATCAATGATGCGTCTATCTCATCTAGCGGAACAGCGGTAAGTTTGACGAAGACATTCCGCTCTGTTGAAAGCGTGTCAATTACAGCATTGCAAGGCAGTACGGCTGTAACCGCAAGGATCGTCTCTAAAACGACGAGCGCGATTACAGTGGAGTGTCTGAACTCAGCCGGTACTGCTGTTGCTGGCACCGTTGACCTCATCGTTACTGGCTACTGATGGCTGACGCACGCATTTCCCAGCTTCCAGCCGCCACCACGGTTGCAAGCGCCGACATCATTCCTTTCACCAGTATCAGCGCGAGTGAAACGCGCAAGATCACAGCAAATAATCTGGGCATTGCCCTTACTTCACTGGGTCTGAGTGTTGGAACGTCTGTTCCTTCAACGCCTTACAACGGGCAGATGTGGGTCGATACCAGCACAAACCCGCCAGTACTGAAGGTTTACAACGGTGCAAGTTTTACCATCGTCAGCTTTCTACCTGGATCGTCGATTGCAACGAGTCCATCAGGCACCGCGCCAACCAGCCCAGCCTTGGGTCAGTTGTGGCTTGATACCAGCCAAACACCTGATGAACTGAAGGTTTATGACGGCGCAGCCTTTGTTCGTGTTGATCCATTAGGCATCACCGACACGGCTGCAGCCGCTAAGTATCTGCAGATTACAAATGCTGCTGCGACCTACTTGGCGCTTGCCGGCGGGACGATGACTGGCGATTTGACGCTTTCTGGTGCGCCTACTACCAACAATATGGCGGCGACCAAGAAATACGTTGATGATGAGATTTCAGGAATTCCAGCTCAAGATCAAACGCCTGCTGGAACGGTGATTTATTCGGCGCGATCAACTGCGCCGACTGGGTATTTGAAGGCAAATGGCGCTGCTGTTAGCCGCACGACTTACTCTGACCTGTTCTCTGCGATTGGGACGACTTACGGAGCAGGCGACGGATCTACCACATTTAACTTGCCTGATCTGCGAGGAGAGTTTTTACGGGGTTTAGACGATTCAAGAGGCGTTGACTCTGGGCGTACGCTTGGCAGTGCTCAAGGCAGTCAGAACCTGCAGCACAACCACAGTGCATCGGCCAACTCGTCTGTCAGTGACCCAGGTCACGCTCACAGCTACTTCCGCCCTTCATTCCAAAACGATTCAGATGAGAGTGGGTTTACAAATGTTGCACAAGGGGAAGTCGCAACCTCTACATCCGCCGCATTCACTGGGATTAGTGTTTCAACGTCAGTGACGGTCAACAACGCTGGTGGCTCCGAGGCACGTCCCAGGAACGTCGCCTTGCTGGCCTGTATCAAGACTTGATTAGGCGTTAAACTTAAATCACTGCAGGTCATCTCATGGCAGACATCAAAATTACAGATCTGGCCGGTTATACCAATCCGGTTAGCACTGATGTCCTGCCCATCGTTGATGTTGGCAGTGACCTGACAAAGAAGGTCAGTATTGCGGACTTGCTGGAGAACGCTGGGACGGGATCGGCATCGGCACCCAGCTTTTCATTTGATGGCGACAACGATACAGGTATTTATCGACCTGGGGCGAACCAAGTAGCCATCAGCACTGGCGGCACCGAGCGGATGCGCATCGACAGCTCGGGCAACGTAGATATCTACGGAGCAGTCAAATCTAATTACAGCGTTGCAACTGCGAGTCTTGCTGCCTATATAAATAGTGCCGGCGGTTTATATTCTTATTATCTTGGTTCCGGCGCAGGTGTTCTTAACGCAGTTAGCGATAACTCCGGCACTGCAGGCACGCTGATCTTAAGCACAGGATCAGAGAAGATGCGCATCACCAGTACTGGCAACGTTGGTATTGGTACGTCGAGCCCTACGGCAAGGCTTGATGTAGCAACTGCTGGCAATGATGAGACGCCCTTAAAGTTGTATGGTGCGGCTGGTGGAGCTAACCGAGGGTTTGAAATCACCCTGGGTACTAACAGTGGTATTGCTAACTCAAGCGTTAAATACGATGCTATTACCAGCAGTGGTCAGCACATTTGGCTGACAAACGGTAGCGAAAAGGCGCGCATCGGCAGCAACGGCAAGGTTGGTATTGGTGTAACCACACCAGGCTCGAAGCTAGAAGTTAACGGTAATATTGGCATCGGTCGAGTTGCTGGTGGCTATACGTTCCGAGAAACTGTTGGTGGAAGTGAAAGGGCAGGTATTCAATCAAATGCCAATAACGCACTGATTTTCAATACTGGCAACCAAGTTGAAAAAGTACGCATCGACGTCTCGGGCAACGTTGGTATTGGTACGTCGGCTCCAGTTAATCCACTTCACGTTGAAAAGTCGGGTTCTGGGCTAGTTGCCTCTTTCCGTACCGGTAATGCTAACGACGGTGCGACTATTGGGCTTGTAAATGGATCGGAAGCTGTTGGTTACTTAGGAGATCCAAGTGCCCTTGGCACTGGGGATACGGTTAACACCAATTTTGCAATCCGAGCATCTCAAACTAGAAACATTACGTTCGTTACAGGTTCTTCTCCTACAGAGAAAGTCCGCATCGACAGCTCGGGCAGAGTTGGTATTGGGGTCACCAGCCCTGCCGCAAACCTTCACATTAAAGCGGCTAGTGGTGACACAAAACTGCGTTTACACTCGGCTGACTCAGGACTTGAGTCCTTAGACTTGACCTGGGACAACACTAACAACTTAGCTGATCTTCGCACGAACGCCGCGTATCCGATTACGTGTAGCACTAATCAAGTCGAGCGGATGCGCATCGATAGCGATGGGCGGTTGCTGGCGGGGACGTCTAGCAGCAGTGCAGAAGCTTCTCTTATTCTTAGTGGCAGTAGTCTTACGAATCTAGGTGATGCAGTGCTTTGGCTCAGCAGGGGTGCACAACCCAGCACTACCTCGGCTGGAGTCGAACTAGGAAAGATCAAGTTTGGAGACAACGACCAAAACGCAGCCATAGAAATTGAGGGCGAACGTGACGGTGGAACGTGGACTTCAGGTGTTAGCCACCCAGGTCGCTTGCTGTTCAAGACGACTGCGAATGGTGCTACGACTCCTACGGAGCGGATGCGCATCACCAGCGCTGGCAACGTTGGTATTGGAACGTCGAGTCCCACCTCGGCCCTACACGTTTACGGCAATAATCCTCAAGTTCACTGCCAACACAATACAGGCATTGCGGGTCCTGCAGGATTTAAAGCTAGTACAGCTGGAGGCGATACCTCGGCTAACGCTGCCTACTACCAAATGAATGGTGGCTCCATGTGGGGTCAGACTGGTGGGCTGGGCATTAGGTTTGGTCCAGCTGATAGATCAACAGTGAACATGTTGATCAATACTAATAATGGCAAAGTCGGTATTGGTACGGCGAGTCCTTCCGCAACATTGGAGGTTATTGGCTCTGCCACGTTTTCTGGCGCGGTCAGCAAGGGATCTGGTTCATTCCGCATTCCTCATCCGCTAAAAGCCGAAACGCACCAGCTCGTCCACTCTTTTGTTGAAGGCCCACAAGCCGACAACATTTATCGCGGCAAAGTAGATCTTGTTGCTGGTACGGCAGCTGTCAACATCGACACTGTGGCCGGAATGACGGAAGGAACATTTGTTGCTTTGAATCGTGAAATTCAATGCTTCACAACCAATGAAACCGGCTGGACTGCAATTAAAGGTTCTGTCACCGGCAACGTCTTGACGATTACTGCTCAGGAAAACACCTGCACTGACACGATTTCATGGCTTGTGATTGGTGAACGCCAAGATCAGCACATGTACGACACCGACTGGACCGACGAAAACGGCAAAGTAATTGTCGAGCCAGAAAAACCAGTTGCTGCTTCTGAGGCAGAATAGGTAAACTTCACCTGCAAGGAATTTCCCCAATGACTACACCCACCACAACGTTCACTTGGGCCGTTGGCACCATGGATCGTCAGCTGAGCAACGGTGCTGTGCAAACCGTGC